GTTACAGTGAGTTTAGCAACTTCCAGTATGCCGCCCATAATGATAATGGGAATAACTGCTGCGGCAAAAATTGCAGCCAAGCCGATGATACTGTAATAGGCTGCAATGCCAGACAGGCTAAGTGCTACAAGTAATACCAAAATTGCTAAGAACATATTGTATTTACTTATTCTGCTTAATATCAGACTGGGTATATTTCAAGTCTATCCATGTCTTAAACGCAGGATCTGGTACCAAAAACCAAATTCGAACAGGACGATGAAATGTGTGAAACATATCCAGCTTACGCCGAACGCCACGTTGCCCACGCCATTCTTTGCCAAACCATTTTTTGCATTCACGAATAATGTCGTACCATTGATTTCGATCGTATACGTCAAACCAAATTTTATACATTACAGCTTTTCTCCAGGCTCGAATCCTCTAAATCGTTCAAAGCGTGGAAAGCGTAGGCTGTATGTGCCGTCTTGGTTTTGTGTAACAGCATCAGCTTTGATTTCCACAATGTAGCCTTTTAACTCATTGCGGCGAGACCAAAAACTATCACGATCGCTGTCAGACAAACCGCTTCCAACATTAACCCGTATAGTGCGACCATCATCAATGCCTTCGCATACCAACGCTCCAAGACGCCCTTCGTTTCTTCCTGTACCTTCTTCAAGATCTACTACCTCCAAATCAACTGTAATTACTGGTTTCCATTTCATCCAAAATGTGCTACGCTTGCATTCATAAGGTGCATCCAAACGTTTTATCATAATGCCTTCGTAGCCTTGACTAACACATTTGTTAGCATATTCTGTCATCATATTATGACCATGATCATCAGAAAGATCAACTGTGAACCCATCTGTTAGATGTATGTTTGGCAAGCCGCTCATTGATATCAATGCGTCAAGTGCTTGCAAGCGATTGTGCTGATTGCGATTGCAATGTCCTTCTTTTAATTCGTCTAAACGCATAATATCAAATACATGATAATCCGCTGTGTTTTCTACGTGGTCTTTTCTGTGTGCATGTTTCATCAACTGTTGAAAACTATCGCCAACAATTTCACCATCTAGCACCAAGTCGTAGCGCAAGTTGTGCTTTTGCACCAATGCTCTCACTTGCTCTGCAATATGAGGAAAGTTTGTAAACTCTTTGCCGTTGCGACTGTACAGCATCACAGTGCCGTTGCGATAACCAACAGCAATGGTTCGTACTCCGTCTAATTTTGGCTCAAGTCTGCACAGCCCAGTCATCTTTTTAGGATGACCTTTGCTGTCTGTGGCTAGTTGTACTTCAAATGCAGGAATCTTCCATTCACTGTTGCCCAGTATTTTGTTAAGTGTTTTTGCAGTGATGCCACAGCGCAGGTCTTTGATAAGCACACGACGTGCCAGCATGTTCCACTGATCGCTGTCAAAGCGTTCGCTGATAATTTTGATAGTGTCGCGAGCTTTGTGTCCTGTAAGTGTGCGTGTACGCAAACTTTCACACAATCCCCAAAACTGCACCCAAGGATTTTCTCTATGCTCGAGACCTTCGGTCTCAGGAACTTGCTTTACATTATAGGTAAAGTATGGATTGTATGCAAGATAACAGTTGTAGAGAAAGCATTCAGCACTTGCACTACCCAGTCTGGCCGCTACCAGAGCTTTTTCAATTACGCCTTCTTTGTGTAATCGACTGTTGTCATCTTCTAGATCGCGGATCCAATCACTGGCCACCTGTAATCCATTGTACTTTGCGTCGGCTTTTTTGTCGAACTTGATCATGGTGCACCTGAGGGTTGTTACTAAAACAAATCATACTATTATAATACTATAACTCTGACTAGAAGTCAACCATTATCTTACGATAATTGCTTCTGCACCGGCGGCTGTGTACTGTGAAGTTAAGAAACTGCCCGGATTGGCAGGAGGAGTGGTATCAAGTATACCATCCTGTTCGATGTGTGCAGCACCTAAAACACTTATGTTTCTGGCTTCGCGCATTGATGCAATCATTGCTTGTCCGCCCAATGTATCAAAGTTTGCAATACGCTCCAAAAACTCTGCCGGGCCACCGTCTGTAACATCAAGTGCATAACTTGCAAGACTGCCGGCTAGACTGGTTGCATTAGTATCTTGACTTTGTATGTCAGACAATACCAAATCCATTTTAGCACGGTTTAGTTTTTCTCTTGCCTGTTGTTCTTGTATGCGTTTGAAGTTTGCTTGTACAGACTGTGCAGTTGTATTCGCACTGTACACACTTTGCATCAGACTCTTGGCTGCTGTGATAACGGCTGTATATGCAAGATCAAATGTTGCATAAGTGCCAGCGCCGTATACACCAACTGGAATTATATAAGGATCGCCTGGGTTTGCTTGATATGCTCCGTCAATCAAGTATTCCAACACAACCAGTACACCTGTACTGCTACTGCTATCGCCAGCATCGTTGTAAAATACATCTAGTTCGCCAGCAGTGTTCATTTGTGCTAGCAATCGGGCATTTTGTTTTAATGGCAATGCACTGTTAAAACCTGCTGCATATCCAATACAGTCAGCAAGTGTAAAGTTGCCTTCTGGACCTGTAGCAAGTTGTATATTGCTGTTCAATCCGTAGTAGTCGGTCCAGTATTCAACCACACCTGCGGGTACATAACTGGTTAAGTTTTGTATTAGCGGCAAGTCTTTCATGGTTTCAGTGGCGTTGGCCGCAGTCGAAAACGTTTCAATATTGGTGCCTTCAATGTTTTTGATTTGTCCAAAACTTCTAGCCAATGCACCGTTGGCAATAGCAAGATCATTTGGCAGTATGTTGGCAAGTCTTGCACCCAAACTATCAAACACATCATTGACGCTACCTGATGTGTTTGTATAGATAGCACGATTGCTAACACCATTGGCACTTAGCGGTGCTGTCAATGTCATATAACTGGTTGGAAACTGCTTGGTTGGGTCAAACAGGTCTGCACCAGTAGCAATATAGGTTTGTGTACATTTCAATATGCCTTTGACTTGCACTAACTCACTGGCACTGAGACTGACAAACAGATCGTAAATTTGTTGCTGCACGTTGCGAGGCAAGTTTGCACCAATTGCTGCCACTTCGTTTAGGTCGAGTCCTAAACTGCCCAGTGTAACATTGCCAGATATATTGGTAATGGTGCTTGCATCAGCACCAAGTACAACAGCAATACGCGGATTTACTGTTACTGTTGCAAGTTTTGCATACATTGGACCAAGTGTGCCGTTGTCCAGCATGTTGCTTAATAGTTGTCCTGGCGATCCAAGGTTTGCAATATCCGTCCAACTGATAACATCACCCAGTGCAGTTAAATCTGCACCCAGTGGCTGACTTGCCAAACTAACACCAGTCACTGAACCTGATATCACACTGTCCATTCCCGGAAATGTACCGCCTGTGAACAATTCACTGCTATTGTTGGCTGCGTTGATAAACTGATTGCTGGTTTCAACAAATGCTATTGCGCTGCCAAAGGTTGTGCCTAACTTTTTAGCATCGCCTTCGATTTCTGTCGAAGTAACAGAACCACCTAGCACACTGGCACTTTCAGTGCGACCAAATGTTAACACACTGTCGATTGTACCAGACGTTGACATTACATTGTACGCATTACCAGAATACAAATCAAATGGTGCTGAGAATACACTATCGCCTAATCCACTGGTCATTGAATTAAATTCGTTTATGTACGGAGTGGCATTTGCAATATTGGCTATTTTATCAGTGACAGTATACAGCACACTTTGTATTGCTTGTATTTCCAGTGTTGAGTCATTCATGACTTTCAGTGTTGGTGCACCAGTTTCACCATTTACACTGTCAGTGATATCAAGTGGTGCTCCGCTGTTGGATGCAATAGGCTTACCGCCCAATGTAGCATCACTGCCATTGGCCAACATGCTAGCGCCAGCAGTTAATATCATTGATGTAAGTGTGCCTGTTGCCATAATTTATCCTGGAATGATCACGTCACGGCTACCAGTAGCTCGTGCATGTCCACAAGTGTCTGTGCTACCAATGTAGTTGATTTCGACGCCTTCAGCTAGTACACTTCGTGCACCGCGTACTGTTTTAGCACTGCAATGTTTACTACAACCAGGTGCGCCACAACAAGGATGCGGTGTAACACTGGTGCCTTTTATGCATGCAGCTCGGCCGTTGATCAATACACTGGCAGCACCTCTACCTGATGCTGAACCACCTGCACTGTTTGTATCACCTATTCGTACCGCTCCCGGCATTGTTAACCCTTTAGTAGTGTCTTTGGTTGTGTTACAATACCTGTGGTTGCTTGGATATAGCTTGCAACAATATCTTTGTGTGCTTCCACATGCATCATAATACTAGCTGTATTTATGGTGACATTTTTGTCGGGATCTGCACTCATAAGACTTGGGAGCATTTGCAAGCCTTGCTGTGTTGGAACCAATGACATTGGGCTGGTAATATCAACACTGAATGCATCGGCTTTGACAATTTTGGCAATAACTTCTGTACTGTCAGACAGTTTAAGTGTGTAAATTTTGTGTTTTTCTAAGGTCATGCAAGTAATTACCTACAGCAACGTGTGGTTAAAAAGAAATGTTGCCGTAGCCAGTGCCGTTAAAACCTGTGTCGTCAATATACTGCTCAAGTTCATTAAACCCACCAATTACTTTACCACTGATAACAATCTGAGGCACAGTTCTTGCATTAGGTGCAACTTCTAACAGTTGCTCTCGGGTAACATCTACACCAACTTTTTTTGTTTCAAATGCTATATTCAACTTGGTTAATAGATGCTTGGCTTTTTCACAATAAGGACAATGGTCCTTGGTGTATACTATAACTTTTGTCATTAGATACCTCTTTTTCTAAAACTTTCTGCTAGTGTATTTCCCCAGATTGTACTTGCTTCGCTTGACCAGTGCCATTCGTCGCCATCAAGCGGCGCTATATTGTTAGCGTTAAACCATTCTCGCATACAACCATCTAAGTCGTATGGTTTGAAAAACGATTCGTCCCAATCTAATTGTTGCTTTCCGGTCTTGCCTACAAAGTTATCATAGGTACTCCAAAATTGATGAGGTATTCCCATGTCATTCATACGCAGATGTACATTATGAATCATTTCGTGCCAAAAATCGCGCATGTCCTGAATTGCACTGTCAGTCATCCCGTTTCGCCAATCAGTATAACGTTGTTCCAGATCAGATGGAACTGGAAAATGCGGGCCAATGCAAACTGATATTTCTTGGTTGTCCCATTCCCATTCTTCTCGTTCCCACTGTGTCCAGCCAACAAAAAACACAGGATAAGAATATTGATCAATGTTATCTAATGCTTGATTAACATGTTGAAGCACCCAATGGTTGCTTGCGCCTCCTTTCCCCCAGCACACAGCACGATCTCCGTGACCAATAGCTCTTGAAAATGCATGAGCACAGTTGCCCATATCGCCGGTTACACCTGGCAATACATTGCTATCACCAATAGCAAGTACGGTCATAGACTAAATCCTTTAAATGTATCGCTGTCCACGTCTTGCTTGGTTCCGCCAACAACATATGATGAAATTTCTGTTTCTTGCGGAGCAACTTGTACATCGCCGCCAGCGATCCATTTTTGTGTCCACGGTAGTGGGTTTGATCCACCTTTGTAACTGCTAGGTAGACCAACTGCTGTCATACGCTTGTGTGCAATCCACTCTACATACTCTTTGAGCAGTTGTGCATTAAGTCCAATCATTGAACCATCTTTGAACAAATAGTCTGCCCATTGTTTTTCTTGTTCAACTGCATCTTCAAACATTTTAATCAGTTCGGGTTCGCACTCTTTTGCAATCTTGACAAAGTCTTTGTCATCACTTGGCAACAGTTTCATAAGTTGCTGGGTGCTTGCTAGGTGTACGTTTTCGTCACGGGCAATAAACTTGATGATCTTGGCATTGCCTTCCATCTTTTTAAGTTCAGCAAATGCCCAACTGCAAGCAAACGATACATAAAAGCGGATACCTTCAAGCACGTTAACACTTGCCAAACACATCCACAGTTTTTTCTTTAGTTCATACAAATCAATTTCAACAGTCTTGCCATTTACCTTGTGCTTGCCTTGGCCTAGTAGATTGTACCATGAACTGTATTCAATAAGGTCATCATAGTATGCAGTAATATCATCACCGCATTCATTGATTTCTTTGATGTCCATCATGGTGTCAAAGATCTTGCTTGGATCGCTGTATACATTGCGAATGATATGTGTATAACTTCTTGAGTGAATTGTTTCTGAGAAAGTCCAAGTGATAATCCAGTTTTCCAACTCAGGCAAACTCACAATAGGACCAAAGCTCTCCACCGGTGCACGACCCTGCACACTATCCAACAAGATCTGTCTCTTAAGGTTGCTCGTAAAGATATGCTGTTCGTTTGGTGTGAGATCTTTGAAGTCTTTGGCATCACGAAGCACATCAACCTCTTCCGGTCTCCAGAAGAATCCCAACTGTTTGTCAGTTAGTTTGTCAAACTGTCTATATTTCAGCGTATCATAACGCTGTAGTCCTACTCCGCCTTTGGGATCAAGAAATGCCAAACTGGTTGTGTGGTCACGTTTTGTTGAATTTAGTACACTCATTTTGCTACCCTTATATTGTGCAACTATCGCAGGCTTCTTCTTCGTAAGGAAGCTCGATCAGTACGCTTTCTGTTGCGTTCATTTTGTCAATGTCTATTTCACCGGATCCATCAAAGGTGTTGAAATAGTACAACTGCTTGTGTCCATATTTATAGCACAACAATAGATGTTGTAACATGGTACTCATTGGAATCTTTTCATCTTCGTAGTGTTGCGGGTTGTACGAAGTGTTTACACTGATACCTTGATCAATATACTTTTGCAAGATTGCAGTAATCTTCAAATAACCTTCTGGTGATCTCTGATCCCAAAGCAGTTCATATTTGTTTTTCAGTCTTGGATAGCCTGGCACCACCTGCTTTAGTACGCCGTCCTTGCTTTGCTTGACACTGACAAACGCACGAGGTGGCTCAATGCCGTTTGTGCTGTTTGATATCTGTGCTGACGTTTCAGCAGGCATAAGTGCCATTAGTGTGCTGTTACGAATACCAGTGGCTTTGAGTTGTTCGCGTAATCCAGACCAATCAACACAGTCTTTGTGTGCCACAAGTTCATCAACTTCTTTCTTGTAAGTGTCAACTGGTAATACACCATCGCCATACTTGGTTTCATGATTCTTTGGACATGCACCTTGTTCTGCTGCAAGATCTGCTGACGCTTTGATAAGATAATAACTCCAATGCTGTGCCCAAGTATCAACCAATGGCAATGCTGCTGGATCACTGTAGCTAACATCATTTTTAGCCAACCAAAACGCAAAGTTAATAATGCCAACACCCAATGGACGTCTGTTTTCAGTTGCCATCTGTGCTGCAATAATTGGGTAGTTCTGATACGTTAGCAAGGCATCAAGGCCTCGAACTGCCAGTGTACAAGCCTTTTCCATATCCTCGGGAGACTTAAACACACCCCAGTTGATTGCGCTCAATGTACACAATGCAATTTCACCGTTAGGATCATTCACATCATTCAATGGTTTAGTCGGTAGATCAATTTCGCAGCACAAGTTACTTTGTTTAATTGGAGCAACATCAGTTTTAAAACTGCTATGACTGTTTGCATGATCTACGTTTTGTAGATAGATACGTCCTGTATCTTTGCGCTCTTGCATGAATGCACTAAACAGTTCTTGTGCATTTATTGTTTTCTTGCGTAGACGTGTGTTACGCTCTGCTGTTTCATACAAACGTTTAAATTCGTCCTGGTCGGCAAAGAAAGCATCATACAAGCCTGGTACATCATGCGGTGAGAACAGTGTGATATTGCCGCCTGTCATAAGACGCTCGTACATCAGTTTGTTAAACTGTACACCATAATCCATGTGACGCACACGATTGTCTTCAGTGCCTTTGTTGTTTTTTAGTACTAGTAGATCTTCAACTTCATAGTGCCAAATAGGATAATAAAGTGTTGCAGCACCATTGCGCACACCGCCTTGGCTGCATGAACGTGTTGCTGCTTGAAACATTTTGTAAAAAGGAATAACACCTGTGTGATATGCATCACCGTTTCTAATAGGTGAACCTAATGCTCTAATGCGTCCGCCGTTGATGCCAATGCCAGCTTTTTGTGACACATACTTAACAATTGAGCTTGATGTGGCATTGATTGAATCAAGGCTATCATCAGTTTCAATAAGCACACAACTGCTAAACTGTCGTTGTGGTGTACGCACGCCTGCCATAACAGGAGTTGGAAGACTTACTTGATGTGTTGAGATAACATCATAGTAGTCTTTAACATATTGCAGTCTTGTTTCACGCGGGTAATCTTGGAACAGTGTAGCAGCAATCAACATGTAAGCCATTTGTGGAGTTTCGTATAGATGCTTGGTTACACGATTTTGCACAAGATACTTGCCGCGAAACTGCTCCATAGCAGCATAAGTTAATTCTTCATCACGATCGTGTTTAATCCAACCGTTGATTGTGTTCCATTCTGTTTCAGTATATTCAGTTAACAATTCTGCATCGTAAAAGCCAGCTTTGACATTGTGTTTTACTAGATCATAAACATGCCACGGACCAAAGTCTCCGTATACCATTTTGCGAATATGATACGATATCAAACGTCCAGCAACATACTGATAGTTTGGAGTTTCTTCTGAAATTAAATCTGCTGCACTTTTAATAAGTGTTTCTTGAATATCGCTGGTACTGATACCTTGGTAAAA